ACCGCCTTCGCTGGAGCCATCGGCCTGTCGGTGAAGGCGGCGATGGAGTTCGACAAGGCCATGGCCGACGTGCGCAAGGCCATCGACTTCACGGACGGGGAGAAGGGCATGAAGCGGTTCGGCAACCAGCTGGTCAAGCTGTCGACTGAGCTGCCCTACACCGCTGCGCAGCTGAGCGAGATCGCCGCCGCTGCTGGCTTCGCCGGCTACAAGGAGAGCGAGATCATCCCCTTCACCAAGGCTGCAGCCCGGATGGGCGTTGCGTTCCAGATGACCGCCCAGGATGCTGGCGACGCCATGGTCGCTCTCCGAGCGTCGATGGGGCTGACACAGCCTGAGGTCGAGAACCTGGGCGATGCGATCAACTACCTGTCGGACAAGTTCCAGGGGACGGTCAACGCGGCCGATCTGACGGAGGTGACGCGACGGATCGGTGCAATCGGCAAGGCGGCAGGCCTGACTGCAGAGCAGACCGCAGGGATGAGCGCAGCCTTCCTGGCGTCGGGGACGCCAGCAGAAGTGGCGGCGACGGGCCTGAAGAACTTCCTCAACGCCCTCACCAAGGGCGAGATGGCGACCGCCAACCAGACCTACGCCCTCTCCACCCTGTTCGGCGGCGAAGGCCTGGCTAATGCCGTCAAGCATGGCAAGGGCAAGGCGAGGAAGGCAGCAAAGGGCGTGGCACTGGGCATCTCGGAAGAGCTGGCCAAGGGAATGCAGATCGACCCAGAGGGGACGATCAAGAGTGTCCTGGAGAAGATGGCGAAGCTGCCCAAGGAGCAGCAGGTCAGCATTGCCGGTGCGCTGTTCGGCGAGGAGAGCAAGCAGGCGATCATGCCGCTGCTCACCAACACCAAGCTGATCGGCCAGGCCTTTGATCTGATCCGCGACAAGCAGGCATTCGCCGGAAGCATGCAGAAGGAGTTTGCGAACCAGATGCAAACGTCTTCCTCGCAAGCTCAGATTTTCCAGAACGGACTTAATGCTGTCGGAGTAACGATCGGTACAGCCCTTCTGCCGAGTCTGAACAGCACCTTGAAAATAGTCGTCCCGGTCCTGGTGCGGTTTGCTGAGTGGGCCCAGAAGAACGAAGGGCTTGTCACTGGCATCGTGCAGGTGGGCCTGGCAATCTCTGGCCTGCTCATTGCGGTGCCGATCCTGACCGGTATCGTCAGCGCCTTCGGTGCGATCGGCACTGCCATCGGCGCAGTGCTATCAGCTGGGCCATTGCTGGCTGGCCTCGGCACGGTTTTCGCCCTGGTCGTCCCACCGATCGGCCTGGTGGCTGCCGCCATTGCTGGCGTCGCAGCTCTGACCTTCGTGATTGTCAAGAACTGGAAGCCGATCAGGGGCTTCTTCTCCCGCCTGTGGAATCAGATTGTCGCCATTGTCAAATCCGTCGGCCCTCGCATCCTTTCGGTTTTCGCCCCGATTCCTGATGCCATCCTCAACATCTTCTCAGCCGGACGGATCGGGCAGAAGATCGTCAGCCTTATCTTCGCGCCTATTCCTGCCGCCATCGTCCGGATCTTCTCAGTCGCCACGATCGGCCAGCAGATTATCACTTCGATCATCAACGGCCTGAAGGCTCGGGCCAGTGGACTGCTCGACTGGGCCAAGGGCATCGGCTCGCGGATTCGCGGCTTCCTGCACTTCGGTCCCGACGCCCCGAAAGGTGGCGTGACCGTCAATCCGGCACCGGCTCCTGACGCCCCCGAGGGTCGCGCGCGTGGGGGGCGCGTCCGCGCAGGCATTCCCTACCTGGTGGGTGAGCGGCGGCCCGAGCTGTTCGTCCCCGGCATGAACGGCAGCATCATCCCTCGCATCGCCCAGCCAGTCACCGCCGCTGCCCTCGCAGCCCTCCTCGCATCCCCCGCCGCTGCGGCCGCCGCGCCGCCGCCGGCACCTGTCACGGTCAATGCGAACATCACCATCAACGCGACCGGTGGCGATCCTCAGGCGATCCGCCAGCATGTGATCGATGCCTTCGAGGAGATCCAGCACAACCTGGCCGCCTCCCATCGCGTCCTGCTGAACGACTGATGAGCCGCCCCCTCTTCCAGCTCGGCACCTTCCAGTTCAACCTGCAGAACGGTGCTCCGCAGACGCTTGACCGGCTGGCGGAGTACCGCTGGGAAGGGCAGGATCGGATCCTGCGCGAGACCGCCCAGCAGTTCCTCGGCCCTGGTGATCAGACGATCATCCTCGACGGCCAGCTGTACCCGGGCTTCACCGGCTCCAACCAGACGATCGAGACCCTTCGATCCCTCGCCGCCCAGGGCAAGCCCCAGATGCTGTCCGATGGCGTCGGGCGGGTCTATGGGCGGTGGGGGATCAAGCGCATCCGCGAGGGCCAGTCCACCTTCGTCCAGGGGGGCGCGGCCCGGCGCATCGACTTCACCATCGAGCTGGTCCGCTATGGGGAGGACAACCCGGGCGCGGCGGCCAGCCCCCTCAGCGTCGCGCCGGTCCTACAGAAGATCGTGTCGACCCTGCCGGTCGATCTGGAGACCTTCTCCATCGCCGACTCCGCCTTCGACGCCACCTCCTGGGCCAGCAGTATCGAGGGCACCCCTGTTGCGGAGGCAGCCCGCGGCGCTGGCTTCAGCTTTGGGCAGCTCGCCGGCATCGCCCAGTCGGTCGCCAACCAGAACTACGTTCAGGCAGCGCTGAGCGCCTTTGGCCTCGCCGGCCTCAACATCGACCAGTCCAACGTCTGGGCCCAGGTCGGCATCAACGCTGCTCAGATGGTCCAGCAGATGGCCGCCGGCCGCGGCCCTGAGGCCACTGCCATCGCCCTCGATGCTCTCCGCCCCGCCACCACCGCCATGCTCAACACCCTCGGCGGCGGCATCGGCGGCGGCGAGGCGCTGCAGGACATGATCAACGCAGCGGCCACGATCACGACCATGCTGGATGTGGACCCCTACGTGACCGACGCGATCCGGAGCCTCGTCCGATCATGAGCCAGATCTACGTCACCAAGCAGTTCGATGAGGTCGACCTCATCTGCTGGCGCTACTACGGCCGCACCCAGGGCACGGTCGAGGCGGTCCTGGTGGTGAACCAGAACCTCGCCGACCTCGCGCCGATCCTGCCCGAGGGGCTGCACATCCTGTTGCCGGATCTCCCGCAGCCTCAGACCACCGAGACTGTCCGGATCTGGGATTTATGACGACCCCAGCATTCCGCATCATCGCCAACGGGAACGACATCACGGACCTGATCCGTGATCGCCTCATCTCGCTGCGCGTCACCGATGAAGCCGGCCAGGTGAGCGACAGCCTGGAGATCACGGTCGACGATCGGGAGAAGCGGATGCCGCTCCCGCGCACCGGCACCTGGATCCGCGTCTGGCTGGGCTACAGCAGCAACGGCGACCTGCCGGTCTACATGGGGGCCTACGCCGTCGACGAGTGCGACCTGAGCTGCGGGCCCCGGTCGATGGTGATCCGCGCCACCGCCGCCGCCACCGCACCGGAGCTGATCAAGGAACAGCGGACCCAGTCGTGGCACCAGACCACCCTGGGACAGGTCGTCACCACCATCGCCGAGCGCAACAACCTTGAGCCGGTGATCAAGGGCAGCCTGGCCAGCGTCGAGATCAAGCACGAGGACCAGACGAGCGAGAGCGACCAGGCCTTCCTCACCCGCCTGGCGGAGCGGCACAGCGCGACGATCAAGCCGGCGGACGGCAAGCTGGTCGTGGTGCCACGGGGGAAGGGCGGCGGAATCTCCGTCAGCAACCTTTCTGGACGCATCACGGCAGGGCAGGCAACGGAGTTGGCTCGACAAGCAGGATTCACCGGGAACGACGCGGTGATCATGGGAGCGATCGCAATGGCCGAGAGCCGTGGCAACGTGCGAGCGCTGAACAGCACACCGCCTGATCTCTCCTACGGCCTGTGGCAGATCAACATGATCGGTGCCCTTGGCCCCGAACGTCGCAGCCAGCTGGGCCTGACGAACAACGCGCAGCTCTTCGATCCTGCGACCAACGCCAGGGCGGCACGAGCTATCTGGCAGCAGCAGGGCTTCAATGCCTGGTCGGTCTACAAGTCAGGTGCCTACCGGGGCTACCTGACGGCTGCTGCTCAAGGATCTTCGTCGTCAATCCTCGACAGGATCTTCAGCGCGCCCAACCCGATCAGTCAGTCCAATCTGGCTCAAAGCCTGCCTGGCGCAACGATCCGCAGCGATGAGGTCACCAGCTGGCGCGCAACGATCAAGGGCCGCGGTGCGTACGGTGCAGTGAAGGCACGATGGCTCGATCGCACCACTAACAAGGAGCAGGTGAAGACGGCCGGCGACGAAAGCGAAGCCCTGCCGACCTTCGAGGAGAAGCAGCTGCACAAGACCGAGGAGGAGGCAGAAGCGGCCGCAGAGAGCCGCCTGCAGTCCCTGCGATCGGGTGAAGTGCGAGTGAGCATCACGATGCCAGGGCGGCCGGAGCTCAGCGCTGAGGAGCTGATCACCCTTGAGGACTTCCGGCCGGAGATCGACGGGACGTGGAACATCAAAACCATCACGCACACCCTCGACACCAAGGGCTACAGCATGGTGCTCGAGTGCGGAACTCAGGGGGACGAGAACGACGACTGGACGTTGGGCCAGAGCGGAGGCGACAGCTTCAGCAACAGTCAGCCCGACCAGCCGCGCTCAACTGCCGGCGGCACGAAGGGCGTCATCGCGCGCACCGGCAGCAGCGGCGACAGCACCGGGCCCCACCTCGATGCACGCTGGGCGGATGGCCGTCGGATCACGGCGGCTGATGCCGATCGCTACCTTCGCATCAACGGCAAGCCGCCGAGCAGCTTCGGCGTCACGTCCCAGTACGGCCCGCGCAGCCTCTACGGCCGCAGTTTCCACGCTGGCATCGACTTCGGCACTCCGACTGGGTCCGCCATCAGCCTGATCAACGGGGCCAGCTACGACTACAACATGGGCAACACCGGCGCTGGAGGCTATGCCGTCCAGATCAGCACCCCTGAGGGCAAGATGCGACTGCTGCACCTCCTCCCTGGATCTGCACGCTGAGCAGTTGCTGCAGGGCGCTGAACGGTGTACACAGGATGGCCGCTCGACCCGGCAACCTCCCATCTACTACCGGCTCAGATAGCATCGGCAGGTGCAGGCTCTGGGAATGGCTGACAACGTCGACCAGGTCTCGCACCTGGAGATCTTCCGGGCGGTCATCGCCCTTGAGACCAAGGTTGACCTGCTGCTGCAGCGGGAGACCAGCAGGGATGAGTCGGAGCAGAAGCGGGACGAGCGGATCAACGCCCTGGAGCGCAGCCAGGCCTGGATCCTCGGCATCTGCGCTGCCCTCTCCATCCTCGGCCCGATCGTGGTGACCGCTGCTGCCCCCCGGCTACAGTTCGGTCATCCCGCGACGCACGAGCAGCGCCCATGATCGGCCCCCGCAAGCGCCCGCACGACTTCGGCTTCAGGCCTGGCGACACCCACCTGCTGGTGAACGACGTCACCGAGAAGGCCCGGGCGTTCAGCCACACCGGCCAGCTGCTGTGGACCATCCCCTGCCTGGCGCGCGGGCAGGGATCCGACTTCGACTGGGCCGGCGTCGGCACCGACACGCCCCCCGGCCTCTACAAGATCGGCGCGATCTACCGCGACTACGAGATCGACCCGGTCCCGTCCTACAACCGCACCGCCATGGCCTATGGCTGGTACTCCTTCGACCTCGAGGAGCTCGAAGGTCAGGAGGCCCGCTACGGCCGGGCCGGCATCATGATCCACGGCGGCGGCAGCGCCTGCGGCTGGCCCGGGGCCTGGGAGCCACGCCAGCCCCTCGTCCCCACCCTCGGCTGCGTCCGCCTCCACAACGCCGACCTGCGCGACCGCATCCTGCCCCTCACCGCCAGCGGCACCGTCTTCGTCTCCGTCTTCCAGGAGGGTTGATGGAGCTGTCGGACTTGATCCGGATCTACCCCGGCACCCTCTCGGCTGACGCATGCCAGCAGCTGATCGATGGCTTCGAGGATCGCGCCAGCCAGCACGTCATCCACCAGGGCGACGGCGGCCCGCGGTTCGCGGAGCTCAACCTCACCCAGCAGTGGGCCGAGGGGCACGACCTCGCGTTCGCCGCGATCATGCCCCAGTTCGAGGCCTACTCTCGTGACCTCTCGATCGGCACCCAGCAGTGGCCGGCGGAGCTCGCATTCGAGGAGCTGCGGCTGAAGCGCTACCGGCCCGGTGGTGACGACCAGTTCCCCGAGCACGTCGACGTCGGCGACCATGCCTCCGCGCGCCGCTTCCTCGCAGCGCTGCTCTACCTCAACGACGTCCGCGACGGCGGCGAGACCGACTTCCCGCTCTGGCGGCAGGCGATCCGCCCCAGCGCAGGTACCCTGGTCGTGTTCCCCCCTCTGTGGCCGTGGCTTCACGCCGGCCGGCCGCCGGTGTCGGGGCCCAAGTACATCCTCTCCACCTACCTCCACTACACCTGAGGCAACCATGGACCACATCAAGCCCGAGTACATCGGCTTCGCCCTCTTC